ACGGCGATTTCACCACGACTTGATGTTGTAATACAGAGCGGGGAACTTCGGTTCCCTGCTTTTTTGGGGATACAAATGAAAATTGTAGTGACCACAGATAAGCCATTGCGCACACTGAAGTACAACGTGCTGCCTCGCAATATACCCATTGAGATTGATGACAGACTGGCGATGTTTTATATCACCCGTGGCGAAGCCATTCGATATGAGACTAAAGAAACCATTGACCGCCCCTCAAAGGCCGTTGGCGAGGAGCCACCGTTGTCTGCATTGCCAGCGGCCCAAGCCTCACCGCAGATGACGTCGAGTTCGTCAGAAACTGGCGTCAAACGCCGGGGTCGCAAAAAGCAGTCATAGTCGCAAACACCACCTTTCGTATTGCACCGTGGGCCGACGCCTTATTTGCAATGGACAAAGGATGGTGGGATTTGCACCTAACCGAAGTGAATCAGCATTTTGTTGGTCAGCGGTTTAGCATCAACAATCTGCCGTCAAGATATAAGACAACGCACTTGAACGAGTCGCACTTTAAGTCTTATGGCAACTCTGGCGCTGGAGCGGTGTCTCTGGCGCTGTTTGGCGACGCCAAGAAGGTGGTCATGCTGGGCTTTGACTGTCAGTTTACGGGCGGCGCCTCGCATTGGCATGGCGACCACCCTAGAGGGCTGTGGAATGCCAGGCAGATCGACAGATGGCCCAAATTGTTTGAGTCGCTAAAGAATGACAACCCAGAAGCATGTATTGTTAATGCAAGTCGCGTAACTGCACTCAATTGTTTTCCAAAAATCCCATTGGAGATGGCTCTTGAGTTATAACGATGGTCTAAAAATCCCATCATACTTAACTGTCTACACCTGCGTGTTCGGCAACACTGACCCGTTGCATGAGCCGCTTGAGACTGGTGGTGCCAGGTTTATCTGCTTTACAGATCAGCCAATTAAGTCGGAGAAATGGGAGATCGTTAAGACTAAGTACCAGTCAACGCCAACTAGGGCGGCGCGGCTGATGAAGGCCATGAGCCATCGAAGTGTAGCGTCTGAGTGGGCGCTGTGGTTGGACGCCAACTTTACTCTAATGGTTAACCCTTACTCGCTGTTAGAGCATGGCGAGTTTGTCAGGTTTATTCACCGAGATCGAAAGCGGATTAGCGAAGAGGCCAACGAAATTATTAAACTTGGCAAAGCCAAAAAAGCAACCATTCAAACCCAATTAGCAACCTATCAATCTGACGGGTTTGATACGCAAGATAATAAGCAAAAAGAGTTGTCGTGCAATTCAGCAGTGTTGCGTCGTCACACGCCAGCTATTATTGAATTAAATGAATTCTGGGCAAAGCAATTATCAACATTTTCTTTGCGCGATCAAATGAGTCTTGATTATTGCGCATGGAAGTTAAAGGTTCCAATGCAAGCGTGGCCAGGTAATCACGCTGACAATCCGTATTTTAAATATACTCATTATAAGCGGCCGGTAAATGACTTCTAAGATTACCGTTATAACGCCAACAGCAGATCAGCCGCTAGGCATTGCTTTGCTGGAAAAGTATATGGCGCGTCAAACGGTGCTACCAGATCAGTGGATTGTGGCTGACGACGGGATCAAGCCTGCCACGATGACAATGGGGCAAGAGCACATTGTTACGCCGCGCAAGTATGATTTAGGACGTTCGCTTAGCAAGAATATAATCCTTGGATTAAAAGCAGCAACTGGCGATATTATAATTATAATGGAGCACGATGATTATTATACTGCCAATCATATTGAGGTTTGTATAAAGCACTTAGAGAATACCAGGGCAACTGGATCGCGCTTGCAGCGTTATTATAATGTTGAGCACAGATGTTGGTTAGAAATGAATAATGTTGGATCGTCATTGTGCAACACTGCGTTTACTAAAGACTTAATACCGCAAATGAATAATGCCGCAAACATGGCATTTAATAATAATTTATATTGCGTAGATCGTTTATTCTGGGACAGTTTGGCATATACCCGTCACGCCAAAACGCACGACATTAATACCGTGGTGGGCATCAAAGGGTTGCCTGGTAGGAAGGGGCTTGGACTTGGGCACCGACCAAACGCCAGCAGAACATGGCACTCTGACCCAGAATTCACTAAACTGAGCGAATGGATTGGCGATGACATCCAATATTATTTACCGACTAAAGGTGCATTATGATTGATCTGACACTGGCAAAGCTGCATCTGAGGGTGGATGGCGAGGACGAAGATGTGCTGCTCAGCCTCTACATTAAGGCATCAACAAAGGCCGCTGAACAATATCTGAACCGGAACCTCTACTCGCAAGAAGATGGCATTGGAAGCGATCTGGACGGGCTGGTGATGAACGAGGATGTGCAGTCAGCCATTTTGCTTCAGGTCGGCCACCTGTACGCTAACCGCGAATCTGTCAGTCTGGTGCAAGGTTCGTCCTTTCCTGAGCTGGCTTTGGGCTACAAATACCTTCTCAACCCTTATAGATTGGAAATGGGAGTATGAGAGCCGGACTGTTTAAGACCAGAGTTATTATTGAGCAGCAGTCTACTGACCAAGACGATATTGGTCAGCCGTTGGATGTCTGGACTACATTTAGTATTGTGTGGGCTGACATTCGATTGGCAAAAGGTTTAGAGTCAATCAAGGCTGGCGCCGTTACATCAATCGTTCAGGCCAGCGTGAGAATTAGATATATTACAGGGGTGACGGCTGGAATGCGCCTGATCCAAGGCAGCACCAAATACAACATTGTGTCGGTGCAGCCAGATGTCGCTAATCGTAAGTATGTTGATCTTGTCTGCGAGATTGTCAGTTGAAATCTTTTATTATCAATTTTGACGCGCTTAAAACTGCCAGCGAACGAGTCAAGAAGTCGCTGAAAGGTCAGGCTCGGCCCATTGCCCAGGCTGGCGCAGATGTAGTGTACGAGCAGGTCAGATCCAACGTAGCCGCTTTGCCGGCCAACACCGGCAACCTGTATAAGTCAATTTATCAGGTCTACAGTGAGCGCCGTTCTACGGCAGACCGGGCTGTTTATGCGGTGTCGTATCGAACTGGCTGGGGCGTTAAGGCAGACCGCAAAGGTGGCGGCACAATCGCTCCGCACGGGCACTTATTAGAGTACGGCTGGGTTCAGCGGTACCAGGTTTATATTGATAAAAATGGCAACTTTAAGACTGCCATCAGACCTGAGAATTATGGCAAAAAGCCGCCTAGACGACGCGCTTCGCAGGCAGAGAAAGACGCCTTTTACATGCCTCGACCTGGTGGCCCAGTTCAATGGGTAGCCAAGCCGTTTATGCGCCCAGCCATTGATTCGTCTAAGCAGGCAGCAATTGACGCCATGAGAAAGAAAACTGTAGAACTGTTAAAAGCTGCCCTAGCCGGAGAAAGAACGCCAAATGAGCCTAGAGACTGAGTTACACACGCTATTGTCAACGGTGTGCCCAATGGTATACCCTGATGTGGCGCCTTTGACGACTGCCAAGCCTTATATTACATGGCAGCAGGTTGGCGGCTCTGTGTTGCGCCCTTTGGCAAAAGAAGTGACAGAGAAGCGCAACGCCAGAATACAGGTCAATGCTTGGGCCACAACCAGGGCAGCAGCAATTGATTTAATGCTGGATATTGAGCAGGTATTAGTAGAAGCAGAAGATCTTATTGTGGTTCAGCAAGGCGCTGCAATTGCGGCTTATTCTGAAGAAGATGATTTACGCGGAATGTTTCAATTGTTCAGTATTTGGGCAAATCGGTAGTCTATTGCACCTAAAATGTAATCGTTGTTAGAATACAAATAGTAAGATTATCTTACTGCGGCATCCCTTACGGGATATTGTCTGGCCAGACAATCATTTAAGGAGTTAATCATGTCTTATTTCTTCCCAGAAGGTTCCAAGTTTTATTTCTCGGAAACCTTTGCATCACCCATTACGGTAACTGGTATTAGTAACGCTAACCCTGCTGTCGCAACTTCTGTTGCGCACGGCCTGTCAGACAACGACGAAATCATTCTTCAGTCCGGCTGGGAAGATGCGTCTGATACGGTGTTTCGCGTTGATGAGTTAACTGCCGATACATTCTCACTGCTCGGTTTAAATACAACCGACACTAACTTCTACTCGCCTGGCGGCGGCGCTGGTACGGCTTCGTTGCTTAGCGGCTGGGTTGAGATTCCCCAAGTGCTGACAATTGCCACCACTGGCGGTGACGCTCGGTTTACCACGATCAGCCCAATTGCTCGTCGTAACTCGATCAACATCCCAACTGGCTTTAACGCAACGTCAATCACCTTGACGCTCGGCCATGACCCAGCCAACGCATCCTATATTCAGATGCTGGACATTAGCCGCACACTGTCAAACGTGGCGTTCAAGATGGTTCTGTCTGGTGGCGCAGTTACCTACGGTTACGGCTACATGTCCGTATCTGAGGCACCTAGCCTTAACGTCAACCAGGCTAACCAGGTTACCGCTGCGCTTACCCTGCTTGGTCGTTCCATCTCCTACGCTTAATATCTTCACCTTCCCCCGCTTCGGCGGGGGCTTTAAACCAGAGAGCAAACAGGTAGCTCCTGTCTCTGGTCTTTTTTAACTACAAGGAAAAACATGGCTAAGATTACCTTGGGCAATCGCCCCAAATCGTTTAAAGCAAAAGTGACCTTTCCGATGCTGGACGGAACTCACGGCGTCATTGAAATGGCTTACCGCTACCGTACACGGACTGAGTTTGGCGAGTTCTTGGACGGTATGATGAAAGAGGCTGGCGTCAAAAACGACCCAACCGCTGAAGAAGATACGCTGGCAGAAACACTGCGCAAGACCAAAGAAACCAACGCTGACTACATTTTGCAGGTCGCTGAAGGCTGGGACTTGGACGAAGAGTTCAGCCGGTCTAATATTGCCCAGCTTTGCGACGAGATTCCTGCTGCTGCAATGGCGATTATGAGCGTCTACCGCAATGCCATTACCGAAGGACGCCTGGGAAACTAGAAAGGGTTGCGGCTGCTTTATACACTCCCGAACCAAAAGGGCAGCCCAAAAACGGTTTTGATATTGGAGGTTTTCTAGCCGAGCAAAAGATTGAGGTTTTCCCAGAAAACTGGCAAACTGTGACCATATTTGTTCAGGTCTCGACACAATGGCGTTTAGGTATGAGCGGCCCAGTTGGGCTTGATTACAATGTATTGTTTAGGATCATGGACAATTTGAATATGCCGCAGCAGGAGTGGCAAGACATGTTCGAGGATATTCGTGTCATGGAGTCAACTGCGCTGGACACAATGCACACGTCAAATAAGTAAAGGTTGTTATGGCCCAGAATGAACAACTAGAGATTGGCATTGTTGCGCAGATTGATACTGCGTCAGTTGAGTCTGGGCTTGCAGAAATCAACAAAGAACTTACTGATCTTGGCGCAACTGCCGAGACTACGTTTGAAAAGAAGTTTGCCAACAAGATTCAGCGGGCCGCGATTGAACTAGAGTCTGCTGGCTCCAAAGTTAAAAAACTGCAATTAGAACTGGCGGCTTCGCCAGTCTCGACTCAGCGCCAGCAGGTTTATGGCGGGCTGCTAGAAGAACTTGGCAAGGTTGAGCAAGGTTCTGTTCGTGCCAGCGACGCGCTTGGCAAAGGCGCCATCCAGTTTGACAAATACGGTCTTAGCGCCAAGCAAACTGCCGCCGCTCTGCGCCAGGTGCCCGCTCAGTTTACTGACATTATCGTATCGCTACAGGGTGGTCAGGCTCCGCTGACCGTGCTGCTCCAGCAGGGTGGTCAGTTAAAAGACGTCTTTGGTGGCGTTGGCAATGCCGCCCGTGCTTTGGGCAATTACATTTTTGGTTTGATTAATCCGTTTACGGTGGCAATTGGCGCGGTAGCTGGTTTAACTTTTGCCTTTGTTAAAGGCGCTAAAGAAAACGAAGCCTTTAATAAAACGCTAATTCTGTCTAATAATATTTTAGGCACAACTAGCAGCCAGCTAAATGAAATTGCCATTGCTGTGGATAAGT